CATAACGATTGGAGCGGTACTGTTAAACGCCGCGACAGTTACCGCGGTCGTCCGGGCGTCTTCGGACCAAAGCGGCGGTGGCGGATCGGGCACCCTTGGGAACTTAAGCGCCGGCGATACTTTGGCATTTGCTAATCCGCTATCGAACGTCGCCCGCGTGGCTACCGTTTCGGCTCAGACGGTCACGGGTGCTAACGCGGAGGACACGGAGGTGTACCGCCAGAGGGTTTTAGATAGATTTCAAAAGCGCCCTCAAGGCGGGGCGTATGCCGATTATCAGCAGTGGGCCGGAGAGTCCGCGGGCATAAAAAACGTATACCCTTACACGGGCTCGCCGGGGCAGGTCAATGTATACAGCGAGGCGACGATAGCCTCGTCCGGGTCCGCGGATGGCATACCCACCGCGGCGCAGCTTACGGCCGTTTTGGCGCTTATTAATTTAGACGCTAACGGGCTCGCGAATCGACGGAATATAAACGCTTTCCCGAATTCTCTACCCATTACCCGAGCCGCGTTCGACGTTGTCGTGACGGGTATAACGGAGGTAGATGACTTGGCGGCGGTACAAATTAGCATAACCGCGGCGCTAACCGAGTACCTCCTAGCAGCGGAGCCGTTTATAGTCGGGCTATCAGTCCCGCCGCGTAACGACCGGATATCCAGGACTCGACTATCGGGGGTAGTTGAGGATATCGTAACGGCGGCGGGCGGGACCTTCACGTCTGCGGCCTTCTACTCGGCGGGTCTCCCAAGCAGTATTGACCTGTATATTTTAGGCGAGGGCGAGAAAGCCAAGGTTGCCGCCGTGGGGTTCGTTTAAGTGTTTGGACTCGATACGTTTAAGCACTTGCTACCGAGAGCGAGAGCGTGGTCTCTAACCCGGGATAAAACTTTACGTAGTTTTTTCGAAGGACTTTCGGGCGCGCCTATATCTGCCCGGGACTTTGTCGATAAGATCTACGAAGACCGAGACCCTCAGCTAACTAGGGAGCTTTCGGCCTACGAGCAACAGTTCGCCCTAGCCGCTTCTATTCTTACGACCACACAACGCCGGGACAGGCTCGCGGCCGCATGGTCCGCCCAGGGCGGACAGTCTCCCAGGTATATACAAGATACTTTACAGGCCGCGGGGTTCGACGTTTACGTCCACGAATGGTGGGTGCCCTCGGTCGCGCACCCCGTCGGGGGGTCCGTCAATAATGACGTTGCGCCCGTTGCGCGTAACCCTTTTACTTATATAAATGATGGTACCGCGGGCCTCAAGTTTCTGTTATACGACGGCGGGGCGGACGCTATGGACGGCGGGGCGGACGCTATGGACGGGGCCACAAACGCGCCTCCCGGGTACCTACTAGTTAATAAGATTGTTTTTCCTTACGAAGACTCAGCGAGCGACGGGTATTCGGGGATGAATGACGGGGCGGAAATGGCGCAGGACAATCGGGTATATCGATCATACCCTTCCAAAAATTACGTTATACCCGCGGACACTACTAAATACCCCTACTTTATTTATATTGGGGCCTCGACCTTTCCCGACCAAGCGATAGTACCGAACTCTCGGCGGTCCGAGTTTGAGGCGCTTTGTTTAAAAATTTGCCCTACTGAGCAATGGCTCGGTATACTAGTCAACTATAGCTAACAATAGGAGCCCCTCAAATGGCTATTAACCCAACCACGAACGGCACTATGTCAGGTCGCGTAACCGCCGCCAATGCAGACTACCCTTATTCGAGTTCTAAAAACGAGACCACGCCGGGCGCGGGGGACGGAACCCCCTATTTTAAGGCAAGGGCGGACGATCTTTTCGGTATGCAACAAGCGATATTACGCGCGGCGGGTATTGTACCCACGGGGAACGCCGACACGGCCCTCGCGTCTCAATACCTGCAGGGTATCATCCAGCAAGCTCAAGGGCGGGCGAGCCTATACGATGATACCGGGGCGGCGGATGCCTATGTTTTAGCGTTGCAAACTAATCAACTCGCACCCGGCGGAGTATTCGACGGTCAGCGACTTTTATTCTCCCCGGACAATACAAACACGGGGGCCTCAACGGTCGATATATCCGCTTTATTAGCACAGGCCGCAGGGACGACTATTATAGATGTTAAATTATACGGGGGGACCACGAACCCCCGGCCGGGTGTTATTGTGTCGGGGGTTGAAGTGGAGCTAGTTTATCGCATCTCGCCGAGCGTTCACGCCCAAGTCAAAGAGCCTATAGCTATTTTATACCCGCATGGACGTGTCGACGCCGCCGGGACCGTGGCGGGTGCTAGCGGTTTCAGTGGATCGTGGGCCTCGGGAGGGCTGTTTACTCTGACGCATAACTGGGGGACGGTAAATTACACCGCCCTGGCCACCTCGGAATTCACTAATTACGACGCGCTGGTGTCTTCCAGGGATGCCAATTCAGTAACGTTTATTATGAGACAGACGAGCACCGGCGCGGGCGCGTCGTATCCGTTTAATTGGAGCCTCGCACTAGATTAGAAAATGGAGAAAGAAAATGGGACTAAAGCAAAAAACAATCAAGGGCATTATCGCCGTCGAGGGCGGATATGTTAACGACCCGTCGGACTCAGGCGGCGAGACTAATTTCGGCGTTACGATAGCGGTCGCCCGTGCCAACGGGTACGAAGGCCCCATGCGCGATATGCCCGAAAGTGTGGCTTTCGATATCTACGCGACGCAGTATTGGGACACTATGAAGGGCGACGAGCTGGTCGAACTATCGGAGATCGTAGCCGCCGAGGTTATAGATACGGCGGTCAACATGGGAACGGCCCGCGCCGGTCGCTTTCTGCAGCGCGCTCTTAATGTCTTGTCAAAAGGCGAGTCCCTAACGGTAGACGGTCAGGTCGGCTTGGTAACGATTCGCGCTTTAACGTCGTATTTATGGAGGGGTCGAGACGAAAAGACACTCGTTAAAGCGCTGGATTGTCTACAAGGGGCGTTCTATATTGAGCTAGCAGAGCGCCGCGAAAAGGACGAGAAATTCGTTTACGGGTGGCTCAAACATAGAGTGGGGCTATAGAATGTTAGATCCGGTAAGTTTAGCAATATCAGCAGCGATGAAATGGGGCCCCGGGCTCATAGGCTCGCTAATGGGCGATGACGCGGAAAAAGTCGCGGGCGACGTTATTAGCATGGCCACAAAGGCGACGGGGATCGACGACCCGGCCGAAGCCGTTTCGGCACTGGAAAAAGACCCGGCGCTCGCTTTAGAATTCCAGCAAAGTATGATGGTTCACACGCTGAAAATGTCGCAGGAACAAACTAGAAAACTGCAGGTAGTAAATGCAACGATGCAGGCCGAATCCAAGTCGGAGCACTGGCCGCAGTATTCGTGGCGGCCGTTTAACGGGTTTACGTTCGCAACCACCCTGTTTATGAACTACGGCTTTCCGCCTATCGCCAATATGTTTATCGTATTATTCGGCGCGGACGACGCGCCGCATTTAGTCCCGGGTAGTATCCCCGAGTTTGTCTTTATGGCATGGGCGAGCGTGCTAGGCGTGGCCACTTATCACCGCGGCAAGGCTAAAATACAAGACGGCGGGGAGTCCGCGATTGCCTCGGGCCTGGACGCGGTAAGAAATAAAGCCGCCGCAGTAATCGGTAAAACATAATGAGCAGCTCGCAAATGTCTGATATTTTTAACAGTATGAAAATGGCGATATCAATCGCCGCCGGTACGATTACCACGGGGTTAGGTTCGGCAATGGATATCATACCCACGGACATAGGCAAACTGAGCGCGCTAGCAGGGACGGCGCTATCGCTGGTTTTAATCCAGATACACCTTAAGAAACGGACCGCCGAGGCCCGCAGCCGACTATTGTCGGACACTAAGCTCCGGCTAGAAATAGGCATACTACGGGCCAAAGAGGCCGAAGCGATAAAGGCCGCCGAGGCCCGCAAGGGTGGCGAGATCAAAACGCGGCGGGGCGAGACTGACGGGGGCTAGGCCTCAACGATTTTAGGTCAGCACCACCTTTGACGGTGCGAGGTTAGTAGTATGGACAATCAACACAAAAAAATAAAAGGTTATCGAGAGTTGAATCAAGACGAGATTGATCTAATGAACAAAATTAAAGCTGAGGGCGAGCGGTTAGGCGAGATAATTTCAGATTTAGAAAAAATGAATGTCCGCACAGGCAGCCATGCTATCGACATGCGATTTGTTGCCATAGGTAAAACCGATCTACAAACCGGAATAATGGCTTTAGTTCGGGCAGTAGCGCAACCTACGACATTTTAATCTTTACGATATCGCTTTCCGCGCCAGCCGCCCGCGGCACGGATGGGCCAGTCGGCGCACCACGCCGGCAGCGTGGCCATTATTCGCTCGAATTCTTCTATTGATCCCGTCCCGGCCATCACCTCGGCGACCGCTTCGTCGTGGACGTGCAGGGCGATAGCGTAGCCCGCGCGCTCCAAGTTTTTCATGGCAAAGGTCAATATATCTCGGGCGGTCGCTTGCGTTACGTTCTCGCATAGCTTCCCGCCGTACGTGTCCAGACGAATCCAGCCCGTAGGGCCTTTTTTGTAGTCAGAATTCCAACCCATATAAGTCAGTTTAAGAACAGGTTTTCCCCAGGGCGTAACGTCATTGTGGAGTCGCGGGCTATGATACGACAGCTTTCGACCGCTAAGTAATTGACAGTATAATACGTCGTCTTTAACGCCGAATGTTATCCCGCGGTAGGCGTAGCACTTGCCCGGGTCCTGGACTGCAGCGACCGCCGCGTCTTCTAATCGATACCAGAATTTTACAATCATAGGCGACTCCTTGCGCCAGGCCTTAATCGACTCTCTTATTTCGTGTTCTTCAAGATGCTTATCCGCTCCAAAAGCTAACCAGGCACCATAGCCACCCTGATACCCAGAAGCCAGCTCGGCGACCTTGCCTATCTTTTTCCTTAGTGCGTGGTGCTCGCCCGTTTGTTTCGCTTCCCACCAGAAGGGAGATTCCAGGTCGGTATAGCCCGCGGTTGCCATAAATTCCTCGAAGCTAGCGCCGGAGATTTTAGCCGCGGACATTTCGTAGATTTTGCCATGAGTTCTAAAAACTTCGATTCGCCATTCTTCGCCCGATAACATAGCCAGGACGACGGCTTCAATGGCCGTATAGTCCGAGCAAATGAAATCGCACCCGGGCGCCGCGCTAAACAGTCCACGCAGGCAGCCGGAAATTAGCGCCACGGCGTCGCCGAAGTGGTGCTCGACCGTTTGGAGATCACGCGATGCGATAACGTCGAGGGCGTCTTCTACGGCTTCGATGCTCCATCCGACCGAGTCGCTAAACGCTTCGGGGAGGCCGCAGCACGGGCACGCGTCGAGGTGCGGGCCGTAGTGCTTACCGCACCCGCTAACCGCGTCGCAGCGCCTAACCGGGGGGCCTGAATTTGGCAGGTTTTGAGGCTGCGGGCCACGGCCCGCAAAGCGGCCCGTCCGATCCGCCCCGCAAAATGCGAAAAGGTCGCGGAGCCGGCCGTCCTTAGACTTGCGGCGGTCGATAGCAAACAGTTTTTTAACACTGGCCGCGCCTAGCGACGATCTTATCTGCAGCACGCGGCGCGCGTTCTTTCCGTTGGGAAGCGCCCCGAGTTCGCGGGCCTCCCGAATATCGACCGGGTGCTCTTTGCTCATATCTTCGCCCGCTTGCAGTCGGTCAAACAGCTCAAATTTTGCCAGCTCCCCGGCGACGTGGTCCGCGTCAACACTGGCCATGTGGACCCCGTTTAAGGCTAGCCACCCTCTTAATTTTGCAATCTCGCCCGCGCCCTTAACCGCTTTATTAGTGAGCGCGACGAGTTCGGCCGTGTACATCTCGTGGGCCTGTTCAACTACCGCCAGGCAGTTAGCAAGCGCCGCGCCGTCGATATGCACGCCCCGTAAGTTAATGCACTGGTCTAAAAGCCAGAGCTCTAATTCGTCGGGCATAAGGTCCGGGATACGTGCCGAGACGGCCGCCTCCGCTTTTATATCGCCGATATTATATTCGTATAGCTTCGCCGCGTCGGCGTGGTCTTCGCTAGGCCTGACGCGCCGCCGTAGGTCTTTTTTCGTAGGGGTTCGGGGCTTACTAAATTTATTAATTAATCGCGCGCCATCCCCTATTTTTTGGTCAGCTACAGCTAGCACCTCGGCGGCCTTTGCCAGTTTACCGGGCAGCGAAAAGGCGCGAGACTTTGCCATAGCGTCGCGTAACTGCCAATAAGGGAGCAAAGGCCAGCCCATAGGCCGGGCGACGTTCTCCCAGATATGCCATTCAAACGCGCTATTCCACGCCTCAAGTAAGCCCCCAGCCGCGATATGCTCAAAAAGTTCGGAGGGTTGCCCCATGCCTGGAAGCCACAAGCGCGGGCCAAGGCCGTCTTTTAAGTCATACGCCAGGCTTAGAATCTCAGTCGACGGGTGCTCGGAGTACGCCGCAGCACCAACCGCGCCGAGGCCGTGCGGGGGGGACTTAGTTACCGACTTCCATTTTCTAGTTTCTTCGACCCAGTAGTACCCCGCCTCGGAGTAGGTTTCGAAGTCCATATCGGGGATAACGGTAGAAAATCCGCACCCGGCGGGGGACTTCGCCCCACTAATGTCCGTATAAAGCATTATACTCTCGCGCGTTTTGGGTCTCGCCATCCTTAATAAATCGATTAACAGCGGCAGGATTAAACGCCGCTACAGATAGAGACGGCTTTCGATTGCTAGGCCGTCGGGTCCCCCGTCGGATAGCACGGTCCGCCTCTTTTATCTTCTCGATCTTCGCTAGTATGGCCGCCTTTGTGGGCTCAATTACCAGTTTTAAACGCGTCGAGCCTAGGCGCGTGCGGTACACTAGGTGAGGCCCGATAATTTTAGCGCCGCATAACTCCGCCGCCCTGTTAGTGTTGCCGATAGCTCCGAAGATCTCCGCCACGCCCTCTAATTCCCAGCAGAGCGCCGATAACTCCCCGGAGGCGGTCATAGCTTCATTCCCCGGTTATGGTCGCGCCACGCTTTAGCCACGCCGCCGACGAACCACCCAAGGGTCATAAGAAAGACCAGCAGAACGTAGCCTCGCCAGCCCCCGATTTGAACCGCTACAACAATAAATAGTGGGTCCGCGTAACTGAACCGCCGCGTTGAAAAAATATATACTAATGTTTTAATAATCATTACTGAATCTCCCCGCCGCTATATGCGCGGCGTCGCCGATGAAACGCATAGCCTGTAATCCGCCCTCGTCTTTGAGTTTACGCGCGGCAAAAAGCATTCGCCTACTGAATTCGTGGGGGTCCAGAACCCCCAGCGCGGTAAAAAACTCGACTTGTTCGTCCGAGTCAAGGTGCCAGAAAAGCGCGGCGAGTTGCCCGCCGGTCAGCTTAATTGTGGCCCGAACGTCGACTTGTACTTCGCCGTCGATTATTAGTGGTTGATTTTTCATACCCTAAAAACCCCCCTAATTACTTTTGGTATATCAGCGTTTTTAGCAGATAACAGCGCGTCCATTCTACACGGGGCGTCGAGCCCCGCTTCGTACTCGCCGCATTTTTTACAGACAGACAGCCCGCCTTCGGTTACAGCCTCCGCGAGTTTGTTCCCTCGGCTAATTTCCTCGGGCGTAAAATCCCCGGGGACAAAAAGAACGTGTGGCATGGCTAATTTCCCCCTTTGCTGAGTGCTTCGCTATCGCCCCAGATAAATATAATAGCGTGGTACGTGGCCCGGACCCTACGAAACAAAAGGGTTTTCTTTCCGAGCTCGATATACGTGGCGTTCCGAACGATTGAGGGCGCCGCGCTTTTAACGCGCCCTTTTATCAGCGCGTCGTTATGAGTGAGCACCAAGTCGCCGCGGAGGTCTAGCACTTGACGCCCTTTGAGTTTAAAAAAATACATAATTTACCTCATTAAAAAAGACCCGCCGAAGCGGGCCAAGGGTGGAGGGTTCGGGGTTTAGAAGGGTATGTCGTCGTCGTCGTCGTCGATG